GCCCCAAAACCCGATCCAAAGCCAGACCCAAATCCAAAACCAGACCCTACTCCCGATCCAACGCCGACACCCGTTCCGGAGAAACGCATTACGCCTTCTACGGCAGCCGTACTCAATATGGCAGCAACATTACCGTTGGTATTTGATGCTGAGCTAAACAGTATTCGCGAGCGGTTGAACATAATGAAAGCGAGTCCACACAACAATAATGTCTGGGGGGCGACGTATAACACCCGTAATAATGTCACCACCGATGCGGGTGCCGGGTTTGAGCAGACGCTGACCGGAATGACAGTGGGGATCGACAGCCGTAATGATATTCCTGAAGGAATTACCACGCTAGGCGCTTTTATGGGTTATTCCCATTCACATATCGGTTTTGATCGCGGAGGTCATGGCAGTGTGGGCAGTTATTCTCTGGGCGGCTATGCCAGTTGGGAACATGAAAGTGGTTTCTATCTGGACGGTGTCGTGAAGCTGAACCGTTTTAAAAGTAACGTAGCAGGTAAAATGAGCAGCGGTGGAGCCGCCAATGGCAGTTACCACAGCAACGGGCTGGGCGGTCACATTGAAACCGGGATGCGATTTACCGATGGTAACTGGAACCTGACGCCGTATGCATCGTTAACGGGGTTCACCGCTGATAACCCCGAATATCATTTATCCAATGGCATGAAATCGAAATCAGTCGATACCCGCAGTATATATCGTGAACTGGGCGCAACGCTGAGTTACAACATGCGTCTGGGGAACGGTATGGAAGTTGAGCCGTGGCTGAAGGCGGCTGTGCGCAAAGAATTTGTCGATGATAACCGGGTGAAAGTGAATAGTGACGGTAATTTCGTCAATTATTTGTCGGGCAGACGTGGAATATACCAGGCAGGTATTAAAGCCTCATTCAGCAGTACGTTAAGCGGGCATCTTGGGGTGGGGTATAGCCATAGTGCCGGTGTGGAATCCCCGTGGAACGCGGTAGCTGGTGTGAACTGGTCGTTCTGACCATCAACGAAAAAGCCCACATCTGTGGGCTTTCATGTTACCAGGAGCCGCGGCTCCTTTGCGTATCCTTTTATGTCTCCTCACCGTCTGGTCGGTGTTTTGCTGAGACTTCTAACTTCCTGTTTTTGTTGGTGTTGTCCTTACACCGTCCAATCATGATTGGTGGAGCTGGCGGGAGTTGAACCCGCGTCCGAAATTCCTACATACCATTTTTAGTATAGTAAAAACAGCTATTTGTATTTAAAAACAATGTGTTAGTGTTTTGTTGTATTTGCTCGTCTTACGCGTTTTTAATGCTCCGTCGCCAAAGTGCCGCCATTACATCAAGTATCTAGAACAAAATGAGTTAATAAATTATAATTAATATGTTGAATATTCTTACATTCATAAGTGGGACGTGATGAAAGAAAAAAAATTCGTTAGTGAGCTTTTCCTTGAAAATGGGCAGTTTATTTTAGTCGGTTTGACAGGTCGAACTGGTTCTGGTTGCACAACAACAGCTAATATTCTTGAAAACGAAAAAACAGTCTTCCCTGATGTAAGTAAATTACAGGGTTTTTACAAGGGATTGGATGTCCATCGTTATAATATAGTTAAAAAATTCGCAGAAAATCACTGGGAAAATTTTTACTCAATTAAGGTGAGTGACCTAATCTCAGCGTATCTTTTGATGTTAACAGTTGAAGAAGCTTCTGAGTTTATTCTATCATCTAATAAATCTATCAGTAAAGAGCATTTAGATAATGTATTAACTTTTGGTGTATTTTCAGATAATCTCATTTTAACAAGATTTAAAAATGTAATTGAGAATTTGCTTGATCATAATAGTGAATTGAAGCTTAATGAAAAAACGATTAATAAATTTATATCAATTTTGAGGTTAGTTAGAAAATTTACTAAGGAATTCAAAGCTGAACTAAATGCGATAAACTCAAATTTATATGTTTCAGTCTATCAGTTAGCAGGTAAGTCAATTAGACGCCGTGGGCGTATTGAAGTCGATTTTGAAGATAAAGAGTTTATACCTAAATCTGTTTTTCATTTGCCGGAAACTATTAATAGGGTTATTAAATTAATAAGAAAAAGCAAAAGAGATAACGCATTAATTGTCATAGATGCTATTAGAAATCCATATGAAGCAAAATTTTTTAAGGATAGATATTCTGCATTTCATTTAATGTCAATAAATGCCCCAGATGAACATCGAACAAACTATTTGCGGAAACTACATAAGTTTTCTGAAAAGCAGATAGAGGAAATAGATTCTGTAGAGTCAGGTAAAGGTGATAACTCTTACAAACATCTCACTAATCCAAATGTAACTAAATGCATTGAACTATCAGATATACACATTTTTAACCCAAAAAATGAATTTGATAATGACAATATTTTAAAAGCACAATTAGCGTGGTACATCGCACTGATGAAGCATCCTGGTCTGATAACACCTACTGCAATGGAAAGGGTTATGCAAGTTGCGTATACGGTAAAATTAAACTCTGGTTGTATATCTAGACAGGTGGGAGCTGTAGTAACTGATGGCGAAAATTCAATAAAATCAGTGGGTTGGAATGATGTCGCCAACGGTCAGATTCCTTGCTCTATGAGATCGCTAGATGGCCTAATGAACGACTTTGATGAAAAAGTGTACAGCCATTATGAGAGAAATAATAGTTCTTTCAGAATTAAAGCTAATGAGAAACTATTAAATTTTAGGGCGATAGATAAAACTGGTGATATTTATAGAGGCAGGGATAAAAAAGGTAATCAAGTTCATACACGTGCATTACATGCTGAGGAAAACGCATTTTTACAACTTGCAAAATATGGTGGCATTGGCGTTCAGGGGGGGAGATTATATACAACTGCCAGTCCCTGTGAGCTGTGTGCGAAAAAAGCTTATCAGTTAGGTATATCTGAAATTGTATTTATTGATCCCTACCCAGGTATAGCTCAAGACCATATTATTAATATAGGTAACAAGCCACCAAAGTTAATACAATTCAGAGGCGCAATTGGGAAGTCATATCACCGACTTTATGAGCAAGTTATCCCGATAAAAGATGAGTTAGAATATCTTCTTGAGTAGAAATATTATACTCATCTTTCCTGAGGGCAACTTCAAGATGATCAATAAATATTGATCATCTTGATAGTTAATTGCAGAGTCAAACTAGTAGTCAGACTGAAGCTTTGATAAAAAATGTTTTTGTTTTTTTCATTTTCTAATGACTGGTTTTTATTGGCTTATTTTTAATGTTGCATTGCAATGCTTTTCTACTTTTTTGAATATGGCATCTTTTATATTTTTATACAACAAAGATGAGGGCTTACAGGTTTTTTGTGATATGAAATTATCTTATTCTATAAATAAAATCTAATCTCAGTCTGAAGAGTTAAATAAGAATGGATAACCTGCTGAATATTATATTTGTAAATAATTTGAGTTTATTTTCATAAGTTACTCTATCTTAAGTTGCATAAAGGGTTTTTAGTAACTGCATCTTCAAGGTGATCCGGCGAAAAGTGGGCGTAAATCATCGTCATTTTTATATCGGCATGGCCCAGAATATCGCGTAGGACCAGTATGTTTCCGCCATTCATCATAAAATGACTGGCGAATGTATGACGTAGCACGTGAGTGCATTGGCCCTCTGGCAGCTCGATGCCAGCTCGCTTTACTGCCCGTTCAAAGGCTTTTCTGCACGGGGTGAATAGCTTCCCTCTGTTCTTGGGGAGTTCGTCATACAGATCTTGAGATATCGGCACGGTGCGGTTTTTCTTGCCCTTCGTCTTGGTATAAGTGATGCGGTATTTAGATAACTGATGGCCCTGCAGGTTTTCGGCTTCACTCCAGCGTGCGCCGGTGGCCAGGCATATTTTTGCAATCAAAAGCAGACTGGGGTTTTGAGAATCAGCGCAGGCATCTAGCAGACGTTTAATTTCTTCCGAGGTCAGGAACGCCAGTTCCCCCTCAGCGATTTTAAATGTTGGCAGCCCGGCGAGAGGATTTGGTGCTGACCAGTGGCCTAGTTTTTTCAATGTGCCGAAAACCGATGATAGGTTACGTTGCTCAAGATTCACCGTGCGTGGTTTTACTGGCGACATTAGTGTGCCGTCTTCGTTACGAACGTCGCCTTTTAACCGTGCTTCGCGGTATTTTGTAAAGTCACCGGCTGTCAGTTCTGAGGCGATGGGGTCGCCTAGACCATTACAGATAATTCTAAGTTTCGCCATGAGGCGCTTGGGGTCTGCGAGTGTCTGGCCATACAGGGAATACCAAAGCTCAATTAATTCTGATAGGCGTCGCCGATCATCCTTTTCACCTAGCCACGGTTTTTTATTCACTTCTTCCATTGTGAAGCTTTCAAAAGCAATGGCTTCTCCTTTCGTAGCAAATTGCTTACGCACGCGCTTGCCATTGCGTCCATTGGGATAGCACTCACACAACCATTTGCCGTTTGGCTGTTTTCTGACAGTCATGTTTAGATACTCTTTATTACTTTGACTGCACGCCCAATAACTTCCACATCATCAGCAGAGCACTCGAAAGACGCTTCATCTTGATTTACTACAATCTTATTGCCGGGAATCCGCATAATTTTTGCAATAATAATCATTCCATCAATATTGATAAGCCAGAATCCATTGCTGACTTGTTTAACTGATTTATCGATGAGATAACAATCAGTAGGGGTTTCTAAGAACATCGATTCTTCATAATTTGCAGGTAATATGCTGTGGTCTAGGAAAATCTCTTCATCAATACTGAGTTGTCCATTCTCCAAGGTTCCTTTAGGAATAGATGGAGTTATGAGTTTAGATAACGGTTTAATTGCTTGTTTGTTCTCATTATGAGATCTTTTTTCAGTCTCAGATCCTGCTTTCATGCTTCCCTGTCCTGTAGCTAACCAAAGCAACGAAACACCGGTTTCTAGTGCGCACTGAATTATCCAGTCAGCAGGAAAGCTGTCACGTAACACTCTGTTTGCCATAGTGCTTTTTGAGACATTCAGGTGCTCACTTAATGCCTGTTTAGTTGTGAATCCATAAGCCGCAAGCAGCCTCTCAATAGCTGCTTTACCTCCCGTATCGGAACCCATTCTGATGTTTAACATTGGTAATCTCCATTTGACAATCTTGAATCAAGATCGTAATGTTTTCTTGTCTCTTGATGTGAGAGTTTAAGAGACGGGCTAAAACGAACTAACACGCACACAAAGTAAGAGATACTGCACTATGAGTACTGATATTTCAATTCGTGTACCAAAAGAGATGGCAACACCTGCAGAGTTCGCAGAGTGGGAGGGCATTTCCCGCGGCTCTGTTTACCAAAAAATTCACCATGGTCAACTTGCTAAGTACATGGTCAAGAAAGAAAAAAACAAAGGCCGCGTAAGTCTGCGTTATCTGATGTACAAAACTGATCAGGTCCGTGAATCCCTCGGACATTCCAACTTCCGCGTCATTGTTGGTAAGTAAGTTCAATTATGGGAACTTTCTAAGGGGGCAGCATGTTTGATTACAAGATTTCCAAACATCCGTATTTTGATGAAGCCTGTAGAGCTTTTGCACTACGTCACAATATGGCGAAGCTGGCAGAACGTGCAGGAATGAATGTTCAGACACTGCGAAACAAACTCAACCCAGATCAACCGCATCAGCTCAATGCGCCAGAAATCTGGCTGCTTACCGATCTGACAGAAGACTCAACGCTGATAGATGGTTTTCTGGCACAGATTCATTGTCTGCCATGTGTACCGATTAATGAGGTGGCAAAAGAGAAACTGCCACATTACGTCATGAGTGCAACAGCAGAGATCGGGCGTGTTGCTGCAGGTGCGGTATCTGGCGATGTAAAAACCAGTGCAGGTCGTCGTGATGCTATCAGCAGCATTAACTCTGTAACACGACTGATGGCGCTGGCTGCTGTTTCATTGCAGGCCCGTTTACAGGCTAATCCTGCGATGGCGAGTGCAGTTGATACCGTGACTGGCCTCGGTGCTTCATTCGGTTTGCTGT